AAGGCACAGCAAAAAGTGAATAGAAAAATAGGAGAAGACTGTTGCAATTATATGTCATAACATACGATGAGATCCTAGGCATACCAGCCTGTCACAAGAGCTTCAACACCATGAGTGAAGCAGAGAAATATATGAAGGATATGAATGAACTCAATGGAGTAAGGGCAGAACTTAAGGTGAAAGGGTTGTAAGATATATGCCAGTTTATGAGTTAATTTCGATAGGTGTGACAGTATCCTTCTGGTGTGTTGTCTACCTGATCTACAAAAAAGATGAGTAGAGGTACTTGAAATGCAAGGGGCGGTCACTAACTAATACTAGTAGTATAGACTGTAGGTAATACTCTTAGTTTTATTTCTTTTATAGATAATAATACTAATAGACACTGTAAGTATATACTGTTAGTGGTATACTAAAGTCTCTTGCATTTAACTCTACAAAGGAAGTTACCAATGGTAAGTTACAAAGATACAAACTTAGAAGAGATAGAAACCATTGAGGATTACTTTGAAATATTTGGTAAGGATGAGGACGCACTGAAATACTTGATAGGTTTATTTCTTGATCAGGTTTTTGACCTTCAAGAATTTCTAGAGGAAGTTGGTCACACACCTGAGGAATTCCTGGAATGGCAAGAACTAAAACTTGCAAGGCAGTATCACTAGGAGGTTTATAAAATGGAAGAAAGAGTAACGTCACTGGAGAAACATATAATGAAACTTCAAAGGGAGCAGTCTAATGCAGAATGGTTTGGAGACTTCTCACACGCTGACTTCTTACAAAAACTTATTGACTCCTCGATAGAAGAAAGAAATAAGGGAGAGGTCTACTACGTTACATTCTAAGAGATACCACCCTTAGCTCAACTGGATAGAGCAACTGCCTTCTAAGCAGTAGGCTGCAGGTTCGAGTCCTGCAGGGTGGGCCAAACAAAAGATTGGAAAAGACTATGAATACAATATGGTTACTAGTATGGTTTGTCTTTGTACCTGAAGTAGGCATAAAGTACTACCACTTAGGCACTTACAAGAACGAGACCTTCTGCGGTACAGCACTCAGAGATGCAGCAGTCATGGTCAACGATAAGAATGAAACAGTAGAATGTATTGGAGTACAGGTAGATGATTAATGATGCGACAGGGTATCCTAAAATAAAAGACGATAAGGACTTTCATACTTGGGTAAGTGGCGGGGGAATTACCAAAGCTTACATATTGGAAAAGAAACCTTCGCTAAGAACAATTCCAAAGAAACCAAAAGCATTGAGAGGTAAACCCTGATGTCAATTAAAGCAACATACATTGATCACATGGGTACAGATCTGACAGTAGCTAACGCTGCCCGTGTATCATTTGGTAAGACAAGCGAGATGGAAGACGATCCGTGGGGGCCGCCTAAGCTCAAGACTAAGGACGATAAGCTGATCCGGTATCTTGCCAAGCACAAGCACATCAGTCCATTCGGTCACTGCTTTGCCAGCTTCCACATCAAGGCTCCGATCTTTGTAGCACGGCAGCTGGTCAAGCATAAGTTCCTGCGTTGGAATGAGATAAGTCGTCGTTACGTGGATGATGAACCTGAGTTCTATGTGCCTGAAGCATGGCGTGGACGTAGTGCTGACAAGAAGCAAGGCTCTGATGGTGTCGTTGATGTAGGTGACTGGGGTGATGTAAACTGGGCGTGTCTCATATCATACAACGATCTACTCCAGCGTGGTGTAGCACCAGAGCAAGCCCGTATGGTATTGCCACAGTCTACTATGACTGAGTGGTACTGGAGTGGTAGCCTGGATGCCTTCGCTGATATGTGTAACCTACGCTGCAAGTCTGACACACAGGCAGAGACACGTCAGGTAGCACGGCAGATTGACCACAAGATGATTGAGCTATTCCCTGTATCATGGGATGCACTGACGGAGGATGAAGATGACTAGACTGTATGATTTAGAACCAATGATTATGGATTGCTGGCATGTGTGTGATGACCTACAGGTATTGTTCAGACAGATAGGCGATGGTGAACGTGACCCTACACAGGATGAACTGATGAACGCCCTTCTAGGTATGCAGCAAGTGTACCAGTGGAAGTTTGAACAGTTGTTCAATAAATATGAGGATGCACTCCGTGACAGACAAAATCAGACCAATGACTAAAGAAGAACGTAAGGCATCTCAAGATCGTGATGAAAAGAATAAGTGGCGCAAGTGTGTCAGCTGTGGTAATGCAAGTAGAGACACATGGTGTAGCTTCTGTCTGGAGGAAGAGTGATGATGAGTAGCCAGTGGAAAAAATTTATAGAGTCAGAGAGATCTTATAAGGATAGTACAATGAGGGACCACGAGTTTAGTAACACAGTGTTAGCGGAACATGAGGGTGATATCGTAAACGAACCTGAGCACTATGCTAGGTGGAAGATTGAGCCTATCACATACATCATGCGTAATGGCTTTGATTTCTGGCGTGGTAACATTATAAAGTATGCTAGCCGTTCTGGTTACAAGTTGTATGAGGGTAAGACACAGGTAGAAAGTGAGATAATTGATCTGGAAAAGGTGCAGAGGTACTGTCAGATGCGTATTAATCAACTAAATGGGGAGGAAAGGTTATGATACCTATTGGTCAACTGAGGTTGTTACTCACTAAGGCTGGGTTAGACTATGTTATTACTCGTGTTGAAGGCAACATAGCACACGTTAACATACTGATAGATGAGGTTAAATAACTGTGATGGAACTTCTGCTTTTAGCTCTAACAATTTTCTTTATTTTCTAGGGGGTCCTATGTTTACTGTAGAATTTGAACACGATGCTTCAGTTGTACGTGTCCTTGATGAGACAGACCAGTTGGATGATGTTGAGATGATACTAGACGATGAAGGTATTGTTTTCATGAGGCAGTGGGACGATAGCCTAGACAAATACGAGATGCTAGTGATGACGCACCAACAACTTCTTGACATTGTCATGTCCCTGCAGCAGACTGAGGGTCTATTTATAGCAAGACAGATGGGATACTAACGATGAACAGCACAACACGAGAACCACAGAATAACGTACACTTCGCAATTACTGTTCGCCTTATGGTTGACAATGGACTGACATGGGAGGATGTGGTACTACTCCTTAAGAGACACCTCAATGATGTTAAGTTTGAGCAAGACTTAAAAGAAAGATACGAACCAGAAGAGTGGAGCGATTGGGCGGAAGGAGATATAGTATGATGGCTATGGATGAGAAAAAGTTTGATATCGAGAGGGTTGCCTGCCCTTACCAAGACTGCGGAAGCTCAGATGGTTTCTACTACAGTACCACAACTAAGTCTGGCTTCTGCCATGTGTGTGAGTCTAAGACAGGTAAACCTGGTAAGTATCCACGGCCTAACTTTAGGACAGACATATCCGAATGGGCGGAGGAAACCTATCCAGTAAACACAATCAAACCACCAGTACACACAAGACAAATATCTTCTGCTACCTTCTCAGGCATACGAGGTATTGACTCTGATGTTTGTAAGCTATTTGGTATCCAGATACAGATGGATAGTGATGGTGATGCTGTACGCTACGCATTTAAGTACCCGTCTAATGTAAAGTATAGAGGCTATGACGAGAAGAAGTTTTGGACAGAGGAGAAAGGTGCGCTTCAAGATCTGTTTGGCCCTGACTTCAATGCTGGTTCAAGCAAGAGACTGTACCTGACAGAGGGTGAGTTTGATGCTGCATCTCTATACCAAGCGTTAGGTAAGAGCTTCCCTGTCAAGTCCATACCTTCTGCATCCTTGTCTGATAAGTTTATCAAACGTAACTTCGATTACCTAAACTCTTTCCAAGAGATTGTGTACGCTGGTGAACAAGATGATGCAGGTAAAGGTGCAGCCACCCGTCTCTATGAGTTGTTCCCTGAGAAGTTTTACTATGTACCTCTGACCAAACACAAAGATGCTAATGACTTTCTTCAAGCGGGTGACCAAGAGGATCTCAAGTGGGCCGCAGTTAAGCCTCAAAGGTTTTCTCCCGACAACTTCTTTGTTGGTGACGTTGAGGTAGAGAAGGCAATCAAGACAGAGAACCCTTACGAGTACGTTCCCACTGGTCACACAGCTTTAGACGATAAGATACGTGGTCTGGTAAAGGGTGGTCTTACTTTCATTAAGGCTCTCCGTGGTCAGGGTAAGACAGAGTTGATTAGATACTTTGAGGTTGGTCTTCTTAAGTCGGAAGCTAAGATAGCTCTGCTACACATGGAGGAGATGAAGTCTACAACGTATCGTTCTATGGCTACATACGAGTTAGGTTGTAACGTTCGTACTAAAGAGGATGCAGCTGAGAATGGCGTTAGTGAGGATGATGTAATACTCGCAGCTAAGATAGCAGCACGAGATGATCAGACTATTATCTTTGAGATGCAAGCGCATGATGACCCAATGAAGCTACTAGACTACGTGCGTCTGGCTGCTACAGTTTATGGTGCAAGCTTCATCTTTATTGACCACGTGCAACGTCTGGCTTACCTGTCAAACGCAGGGGTTGAGGGTGCTACCAGTACTCTTACAACTCTTGGTGCACGTATGGCACAGCTTGCAAAGGAACTAAATATAGGTGTTATCTTTATCTCACAAGTCAATGATGATGGACGCACCAAGTATGCAGCATCCCTTGAGGAAGAGGCTATCGTCTGCGTTAAGCTTGAGCGAGACACTGAGGCTGAGGAAGAGTCAGAAAGAAATACAACTTACTTTACTGTTGACAAGAACAGACCCTTCGCTAAGTTAGGTAAGGCTGGTTCAGTCTACTATGATCCAGACACAACTATACTAGAGGAGGTTTCATTTCAGGTATGAGAATTGTTGTAAGTGACATCGAAACAGAAGGCCTAAGTAACTGCAAGAAGCTTTGGATTTGCGGCGGCAAGGACCTTACTACTGGTGAGGTCACTCGCTTTGACAATTGTCATGAAGATCCTGTAGCTAAAGCGGCAGCAATAGAATGGTATAAGGCAGCTGATCTAATTGTAGGTCATAACTTCCTGTCGTTTGATGCGGTGCAACTGAATAGCTTACTCAAGCCTAGGTTGATTGACCCAAAGAAAATTGTGGACACCTTGCTTATTAGTCGCTTGATTGACTATGACATATCTATACCCAAAGGTGCCAAGAACCGACACAGTTTACAGGCTTGGGGTACACGACTAGGTGACTACAAAGGAGACCACAACGACTGGACTCAATGGAGTACTGATATGGTTGAGTACTGGTATCAGGACATCGAAGTTTCACAGGCTTTGTACAAACACTTCTCCTCTGTTATTTGGAACCCTGATTGGCGTAAGTCTCTGAGGGCGGAGCATGACTTACAGATTGAGTTAGTCAGGGCAAAGCACTACGGCTTTCAGTTTGATTCCAACAAAGCTGAGTTCCTTCTTAATGCAGTGCAGGTGCAGCTAAAGCAGTTGGAAGAACAGTTTAGGGTAGACTTCCCACCTAAGATGACACTCGTTAACACAATCAAGTACCGAGTTAAACAGGACGGAGAAGAGATGGCTTCGGTAAAGAAGGCCAAGGAAAAGTATGACCTGACCCAAAAGGATGGAGATGATCTCTTATGCTTTAACTGGATTGACTTTAACCCTGGTTCTACTAAGGATCGTATTGATGCCCTTTGGGAGGCTGGTTGGAAGCCATTGGATAAAACTAAGACAGCGTATAACTTTGAACGCATGTCAGTTGGAGACCCATACGGTAAGAATAAAAAGCCTATCACTAAAGAGATGTACAAGGAGAAGAGTGATAACTTCAAACGCTACGGTTGGACCGTCTCAGAAGACAACCTGTCCACCCTACCCGATGATACACCTGAGGGACCAAAGACATTGGCTAGATGGCTTACCTTAGAAGGACGTAGAAGTTCACTGGTTGAGTGGCTAGGTCAAGTAGGAAGTGACGACAGGATACACGGTACCATTAATAACATTGGAGCTTGGACTGGTAGGTGTTCCCATAACAACCCTAACACAGCTAACATCCCTTCAGTCTTTCACGGGGAACCTAAGACAGCTGTTGAAGAGGTGAAGAAACAGTATGACTCACACCTTAGGGCTTGCTGGACTACACCCAGTGGCTCCTACTTGGTGGGTACTGATGCAGACGGAATTCAACTACGGGTCCTTGCAGATTATTTATGGAGATACTTTGATGCTGATCAGTACGCACGAGCTATTATGGAAGGTAGGAAGGAGAATGAAACAGACATCCATAACGTTAACAAACACGCATTGGGACTTAACCATGCTACACGGGATATGGCTAAGACTTTTATCTATGCTTGGCTACTAGGGGCAGGTGTTGCTAAGACCGCTCAGATACTTAAGGTCAACCAGCGGCAAGCGACAGAGGCTAGAGATAACTTCGTTAAGTCTATTGATGGTTTGGCTAAACTAAAGAACAAACTTATACCCGCTGTAAGTGAGCAAGGATATTTCACTGGGTATGATGGAAGAAAGGTAAAGGTTCCTTCAGCACACAAGGCTCTAGCTGGTATGCTGCAGAATGCTGAGAGTATCTTAATGAAGTACACCTTGCTGCGCTGGACAGACGAGGCTAGGAAGCTAGGTATCAACTTCAAGCTAGTGGGTTTTATACACGATGAATAT